CTGAGCCAGCTCCTGAGCCAGCTCCTGAGCCAGCTCCTGAGCCAGCTCCTGAGCCAACTTCGGAAACTGGTGTTCCAAAGAACAATGTCCACACAGCAGCCCGCGATAGCGGAAAGAGCCTGTGGGATTTCCTTCGCGGAGAGAAGCCAAGCAGAAGGAAATCGACCGACAGCGGCACATTGATGGCGCTCAACTTCATCAAGAGTGGAGTTGGAGTCACTTTCGGAGAACTTGCCGAACTCGGCATTTCTTCCGATCGGATTGCAGAGCTGGAATCGCAAGGCTTTGCCGTCATCCAGTTTGATGAGGCAAACCCAGCAACATCGATTGTCACCTTCCAGCCAGACATTGGCGATGAAGGTGGCGGCGTTGAGCCATCAGATACGCCTTCTCCTGAGCCTTCTCCTGAGCCTTCTCCTGAGCCAGCTCCAGCACCAAAGCCAAAAGCAGAGCCATCTGAGAAGGAGAAGAAGCGCGAGCGAAAGGCTACTCGTCACAAGGAAATGGTCAGTCAAGTTGCCAGACTCCGCAAGCGACCTGTTACGGCGCGCAACGATCAGTTGTTTGGAATGGATGAGATCATTTCATTCAGGCTTGTAATGGAGTTGCATGGTCGGGGCGATAGTTCGCCGTTCTGGCCAATCATCCAGAAGATCAATGCGGCTCTTTCGAGGTCCATTGAGAACCCGACATGGTCTCAAACCGGACAGATCGTAAACGCGATGCTGTCTGTTATCAAAGACCCTGTTGACAGAGTGAAGTTTGGAAGAAAGCTCTATGAGTCATTGACCGAAGAAGAACGCGAACTGCTTCTCGATACTGGCTTGTTCGAGGTTCACAAGGGGTATTACTCCAAGGAGCCATTCATTGGCGCAGCCAGAGTGAGCCTGCAAGACCTTCAGGCTGTCCAAGCCGCCGCCCTCATCGAATTGGCTCGGGAAGAAGCGCAGAATTATCCAGACAAGACAACGGCGGCTCTTGCCGGTGCACCGCTTCCAGAAATGACGAATGACAAGCGACCTCTTACCGCGAGGAAGAGGAAGCGTCAGAAGATGCCTTTCCCAAGACTGAATAAGTTCCTGTTTGCCATTCAGTCTGCCGTGGCATCAAACATCGCTAGGTCTGTCGAGGAACTGATTGAGTCGTTTGTGCTGACACCAAACGCAGAGATCGCAGACAAAGACAAGGTTGTTCCCGGAAGTACCCGATCGCTTTACAACGATGCTCCGCCAATCTCGGCATCAGAGCTTGGCGACATCACTGCAAAAGTTCAGGATTACCTAGCCTCGACTCCAAGCGAGATGCAGACGCCATCCCACTTCCTCACAGCTCAGGAAGACAATGCCGCGTCATTCATGCATGAGGGTCAGGAACAGATTGGAAGCATGACGTGGAAGCAGCCGTCAATGCAATCGAGGTTTGTGTCTGCAAATCAATTTGAGACCGAACACGGATTTACCAAGGCTGGCAATCCAATCAGAGAAGTGAATCGAAACGGCGTGCTTGTGTTTGCAAGCCGCGAGTCTAAATTCTATGGGTTCTTCAATCCAACCACCCAGTTCAATGTCCGAATCATCAAGGTGAACGGAAAGTGGGAGATCAGCAACGCAAGCGCAAGCGAGCCTCTTGCAGACAATGAAACCTTTATCACGCTGCCGTGCATTTCCGTGACGGTAGACGAGTCAAAGTCCGCTGGCGTTGGCGGAAAGACAAGCGCAAATGCCTCGCACGGATACCGACAGGCGCTAAGAGACACCCTTCTTCATGAGATGTGGCACGCATTGCTCATGGGAACTTACGCTTATGCGCCTTCAACGACTCGGCTTGCCGATCAGAATCGCCATGCAGGCATTCTCGCCAAGATGAAGTCAGAAGCTCCGATGCTGTATTCAATGGTCATGCGGTCGGTCAATCCAGTCCTACAGAGTGGATACGACACGGAAGCGGACAAGAACCAAGAGCGAGCAGTCCGCATCGCTGCAAAGATTTCCGCGCTGATCTTGTCCGATCCTGCTGAACTTGACATGGTTCTTCGCTCTATTGCAGAAGAGGCCAAGAGGCTTGATAAGGAGAAGACCGCCATTGAATGGATGAAGGCGGCTCTTTCCCATGCCTCAAGCCACATCCTTGCGGTCGTAGGCAAGTTCTACAGTCAGGATTCCATCAATCAGATGCTTCGGAATTCCGAGGAACTGACTGGAGAATCGTTCACGCCTGCCACAAGTCAGGTCGGAACCCCATCTGGAGTTCAGGCTGAGATCAACGAATACCTGACCAAGATTGCCGCTTCTGACCCAGAGAAGGCGGAAGCAGCGGCAATGCGCCTTGCGATGATGGCTTCCGAAATCAAGGCCATCGCTGGCTTCTTTGACGCCAGTGGGATGAAGACCCCTAATTTGGACGTTGAATTCTCAACCGCCCTGTACAAGACCGCCGTAGAGAGAAATGCAAATGACGCGCTGATGATGTTCATCGACTTCATCCGTGCTGCAAACTCGGTTTATCGGCCAGTTGCCTCCTACATGCAGTCTCGATTCACTTCGGCAGTGACCGGTCCGATGCGCGTTGGACTTGAAGAGCAATCTGCTACGCCACAGGATCAGGAAACGGCTGAACAAACGGCCAACGTCGGAGAACTGATCATTGGCGAGCCTGTTGAAATTCGAGAGACCGGCATTTCTTCGGCCGACACCGTCACTGCAATCGATGCCCCGAGAATGATCTCGTCGAAGTCGATTTCTGGACGAAAGTTGCCGCTTGTCGGAGTTGGATTCACCAGCGCTTGGCGCATTGCCAAGAGCGTGATCAAGCAGGCCATTGCCAGTGACAAGTCACTTGGACGCCGAAAGCCGTCGATCAAGGACTACTACGCTGCCAACCGAGATCGGTTTGCTTCCGTAGAGGACAAGTACCATTCGCTGTTCCTCGACATGGATGCAATCAGGGAGATGCCTGCATATAAGTCGATGAACTCGCGCGGAAAGGCCATCTTCGAGGCCGCAGCATCTGCGGCTGTTGAAGTGCGCGGGAACGACCTTTCGAGGGCGGTAAACACCAAGTATCGGCTTCCAACCCAGCATGAGGAATCCATTGCCGAACTTGTTGCCTCGACTGGAGCCACTGGAGATATCAAGTCCACGCTTGAGTTCTTGGTGCGCGTTCTGGTGAATGACCAGTTTGGCGATCAGATCAGCGACAACGCTTCTCGCAAGGCTGGAGACCCGGGCTGGGAGATTCCGCCAATCAAGGAATTCGAGATCGACGACCGTGGAGACTTGGTCATCTCCACTGGCACTATTGCATGGGATTTGATCGGCGATGATAACAGCAAGAAGGCACGCAACGCGCGAAAGGCAGTTGCAGTCAATCGGATCATCGACAGGGTCAAGGACCTGATTGCCAGAGCGGATTCCGATCCACAGGCTCGCAGGATCATCGAAGAACGAAACTGGTACAACAACATCTTCGACCGTCTGGTCGTGGCATTTGGCGGCCAGCAGGCGATGTTCACCGAACTGCTTGCCGCGCTCAGTCCGCAGACTCCAGCAGATACCAATTATCGGTACGCGGTGCAGGCAATCGCCAATTTCTCGAAGGGAGAATACGATGCCCTCATCGAAGCCTACGTCAAGTGGCGCGAGGATGTCTCCCGCATCGCGTTGCTTCAGGTTGCGCAAGATGCGGTGGATAGACGAGATGCGTTCCTTGAACGCAAGGCTGAGAAGCTTGGTCTTGTCGGCGATGCAAAGAAGGCGTTCAAGGCGAATGACGCTGGATTCGCAAGACTGAAGCAGGAACGGGCTAAATACGAGCTGTACACGGGCGAGACTCCGTTCAAGGAAATCATCGTCACTCAGGGGCAAATGCTCCCGACTGATCCATACGAGAACAAGCATGGTCAGGTAATCACTCCGAAGTCGAAGCCATTCCTCACGATTGACAACTTGATCCGCCAGTACGGACCCAAGAAGCCAGATTTCAACAACGACGAACGCGCATTCCGCAAGGCGCAGAAGGAATGGATTGCAACCCTGAAGGAGAGCAATCCACATGCATTTGACCGTCGTGGAAGGCTTATCGACGGGGCATCCCTTGCCATCTCTCGCAAGTTCGGGATCAATTCCAGAGCAGCTCTCGATGTGATGGCTGGACTCTGGGCTACGAACATCCGAAGCCCGAAGGTTCACACCTTCTACAGCAATCTTGCTGGACTTGGGACAAATGCAACCATCGACCTGTGGGCTGCAAGAGCAATTCGGTCTGCCCTTGGTCTTCCGAGAATCCCTGCGTATGCCGAAGGATCGGTGAAGGGAAAACCCGTAAAAGGCAACATCAACGAAATCAGCGGAGAGTATGCGTTCGGGCAGGAGATCATGACCGAGGCGGCCGTTGCCCTCGGCATGGAGCCCATGAACCTTCAGGCTCTGCTCTGGTTTGCAGAGAAGGATGTCTGGGACGAGAACGGATGGACGAGCAAGGCTGGAGGAGGAGGCTCATTCGAGAGGTCGTTTGACCGCGATCCTCTCACCTTGATTGAAACGCGCGTCGATCTCTCCTCTGTCGAGCCAGAATCGACTCTGCTGCGCGATTTCCTCACGGAACTGAACTCGGACGACTCCGTCGTATCGATGCAGTACATCAACAACCCGAGGTCACAGAATGGCCGTCATCTGAACATCAACATGACGGTTCGCTACCTCGATTTCGACACCAATGGATTTGCAGACAAGATCACATCGATCCTGAAATCCGCTGGTTCGACTGGTCGAGTTACGGTCGCACAGTCCGTTCCATTTGGCATTGAGAAGAGCGACAACGCTCGACCCGCATTCAGTGTCCTGTTTGCCAAGCCGAAGACGGTGGAATCCGCACTCGGCATGATTGCCTCTCTTGAGAACATGCATCCGGGATGGCATTTCGAGCCAATGATTGATGGACGGCTTGGCCGAAATGGAGCGTTCATCCACAACCCAGCCGTCGGTTTGAGAATTCACTATGCCTCGGAAATCGATCCTGCGATGCGCAGGAATTCGATGTCTTCGGCAGACGATGTAACTGCATCTCAAGACACGCTGATGCAGCTGCGAACGGACGAACTGCTGAACACGCTTTCGTCTATGTACAAGCGTGGGATCATCAACAACTCGGCAAAGCCTCTCGCCGTCGAGGCAATCACCTACGGATTGCAAGGAGTTCCGAATGACAAACAGGGAATGGCTGCGTTCACTGATTACCGGTCCGGGAAACCGATCGGTTCACGATCCGTTCAGGCAATCACTGCTGAAGCAGTTGGAATCGAGTCCCGACTTGGAGGAGTCGCAGTTGTCGGTGACGAACCTGCCGATGGATATCCAGAAGGAACGGACTCCATTGCAGAGCGAGTAGTCCCAGAAGAGATCGAGCGCGAGCATCGGATGGCAATCGCAGGTCATTTCCCAGACGACGGTGAAATGACTGTGGAGAACGTCGGCGAGGTCAAGCCGACTAAGGACAAGGAGCCTGAAGCTCCCACGGCTCCATCTTCCGATCCGATTGATTCGGTCGATTTCGAGGACATCGCTCTTCCGGAGGAATTGAAGACTCTTGCACCGGGCACTGGAATTATCCCGAAGCTCAAGTCCGTTCTTGGACTCCGAGGCAAGGAAGTAAAGATCGTAACCCGTCGCAAGCCAAACGACCTCGGAATGATCCGTCGATGGCTTTCGCCACTCATCTCGTCCGCATGGGGTTCAAGCAACCGAGTCATCAGGTTTGTCGCCGAGGAGATCGTTGCAACCGACATGGAGCGCCAGCGCGTGACCATGGGAGTCGAGGAGTATGGGAAGAACGTCTACTCCAAGCTCCCTCGCGAGTACCGAAAGGACAATGGCAAGAAGTTCTTCATGCTCATGGATCGCTTCTACGATCCAAACAAGCCGAACAGCGATCCGCAATGGGTGGACGGCGAAGGAAAGAGGATTCCAGATGACGTGATCGAAGTCCTGCGCGAGTTCAAGCGCATTGACGAGGATCAGCGTCTTGGAATCGTCGCTGCAAAGCGTGACGCAGCTCGCGAGGCCGTCAGCTTCATGAGCATGAACATGATTGTCAGGGTCGCCAACGAGAACGGTGCCTCTTGGTCGATCCAGAGGGTTCGCTATGGTCGTCGTCGCGGAGAAGTTCAGACTTTCGTCGTTGACGACACGACTGGCGACATGATGACCGTTGACGAGGCGCGCGAGGCGATCGTCATGGTCATGGTTCCCGACGACTGGGGACGGCAGTTTGCGCACGCATTCCATGCCTTCTTTGGGTCATACGAAGGCTTCTGGTATTCCAAGAAGGCATACCGAGAGGCCATTGCCCGAGGAAGGAGCGAGCAAGAGGCTCTTGCCGACTCCAAACGTTCCATTGCGATGGATGGCGGAACGGCTACCTCGGCAACCGAAGCGGAGATGGTTCGCCGCCTGCTGTCGTTCCGCAAGGCTCCTCCGCCGGGAATCGACAAGGACGACATCGGCCGCGTAGAGATCAAGGTTCAGACCTATGTCCCGCCAGACGTCGTTCGCGTAAGCGGACGGCAGTACGACGCGCTGCGCCGCCACATTCAGGAGGCAGCAGACATCGAAAGCAGCATGGCAAGCTCGATCCTGCGTGGCAGAGTCGGACGGATGGAAGGAAAGAAGCGCTTCTATGCACCGCTCCTCCAGCGTACTGGCAAGGAAGGCTTCGACATGGACTTCATGCGCGCGTGGCAAGCGCAGACGTCTGGCTACTACAAGTGGCTCTACTTCAACAAGCTGCGAAAGAGCGTGACGTCAAGCATCGAAGACCTGCGCCGACAGGGCTATGTCGGATGGGCTTCCCACTTCGAGGACACTCTTGACTACATGACCACGATGCGGCAGAGCCAGTTCGAGCAGGCCATGGACGGAATCGTTTCATCGATACCCGTCATGCGGACGATGGTCGGACCAATGCCAACCAGAAGGTGGCTGCAAATGCTCCGCACGGCAAACGTCGTTCGGCAGCTGTGGACTGTTCGCCAGCAATTCATCAATTCTCTCCAGCCGTTCCAGACGGTGTTCCCGATCCTTGGTACGCGCAGGTTCGTTGACTACATCAAGCGGTACAACTCGCGTGAAGGCAAGGACATCCTTGCCCGATACGGATACATGCGCCCGAACGGCGAATACTACGAAGGACGCGAGTTCAAGTTGACCAGCGGAACAGGATGGCTGTCAGGAGCCTACGACTCGATCAAGAAGATCATGGCAAAGGTTCCCTTGTCTGGTGCAGAGGCTCGAAACCAGAACTTCACCTTTGTTGCGTTCTATCTATACGGAAAGGAACTCGGCATGTCCGACAACGATGCGGCGCGACATGCGCTTCTTCGAGTCGCGCAGACGCAGTTCGCCTTCACGAAGGGGAACAATCCGCCGATCTTCCGTGGACCTACCCGCGCAACGCTTCTCCAATACAAGCGATTCATGGTCTCGTCGTTTGCCCTTGCATACGATGGAATCCTGAACGCACGCCATCCGGTGACTGGAGAGAAACTGCCGGGTCTTACCAGAACCGCAATGATGGGTCGGTGGCTATCGACCTTCTTGGTTCAGGGCGGCCTCAAGGGAATGCCGGTCTGGATTCTGCTTGACGCACTTGCCAGAGTACTTACGGACGAAGGCAAGAAGGCGGCTGGCTACGACATCTACCAAGGCTTGCGCGAGCAACTTGGCGAAGACTGGGCAAACGTCGTCGTCATGGGTCTTCCAGCTGCGGCTGGCGTGGACATCTCTGGCTCGATCGTCCTCTTCCCAAAGCCATACGGACGAACCGCATACGACATGGTCGGAGCATTCGTCGCAGGTCCATCTCTTTCTGCCGTCGGAGACATCATTGGTTCCGTGTACAACAAGGATGCCATCTACCAGAGTGGATTCCGCGAGGCATGGAACGCCGTATATGCGTCATCTCCTGCTGCTTCCCAGATCGGCAATGCCATCGACATCATGGCTAGCGAATCGGAGCAATACGATGTTCAGGGTCGCCTGAAGTTCAGGAAGACCGTTGCGGAGCAGGTTCGCGGAGTCATGGGATTCCGAACGATCCGAGAAAGTCTCGAAAGCCTCGAATACAACAAGATCATCGCCATGAACGATGCACTTGACGGACTCAAGGATGAAATCGCAACGCTTGCGGCATCAGGCATGATTGTCGAGATGCAGCAGAAGATTCGCCAGTGGAACGCCATGTTCCCGGACATGCCTTTGCCATATCGCCTTTCGGCATTGATGAAGGACGTAAGCATCGGTCGGCGCATCAAGCGCAAGCTCGATGACCGCACCTTTGACACGCGCCAGCGCAGGCTCAAGGGTCTCAATGACAAGATTGCCAAGCGGCTTGTGGACAAGTACGGAATTGGAACCGACGCAGAGGATGAATGATGCGCAAGCAACCGACCCAGAGCGTCAGGATCAGGCAGTCTGACTACGACATCCTGATCGGAATCATGCATCAGGAGGGTCTGAAGACCATCACTGATGCGATGTCTTGGGCTGTCCATACGGCATCCGTCATATCAAGTCGCAAATGAACCGGACCCGACCTGCCACATGGCAGGTCGGGTCCGTGCGAGAGAGGAATGGATTGTTCAGCGCGTCGCGACGCAGTCGATGTAGTCAAGCCTCATGTTGCGAGCCGCCGCGCTGGTCGTGACGATTCCGCAATAGACGCCCATCGGGGTGGTCACGTTGCTGTTGATCTTCGTAGCGGGACCGTAGCGCTTGCCGTTCACGAAGACCTGCACCGTCCATCCCTGAATGACGAAGCCGATGCGGTAGTAGGTATTGACCGCAAGGGTGAAGTCAAGGGGAATGACGGTCTCGGTGTGAGAGGTTCCAAACAAAGACAGCTGAAGCGTCCTGTTTGCAACCGCTCCCGTGAGCAAATCGGTTCCTGCATCGCGTCCGACAAGGACGGCAGCGACGGAAGGAGTAATCGTCGATGTAGACCATTCGGTCGTTGCCGGAGCATCGGCCGAAAGACCGACGACCCAAGACGACGCGAGGTTGTCTACCTGAACGCGAGCCTCGAAGTAGACGAACCGACCGCCGTCAAGGACAACGAAGTCCTGCGGACTGCACACGACTCCGCCGTTTCCGTCGGCAGCCGCTCCAGTGGCAATCTGGAATTCGCCGCCATGGATTGCGTTGTTCGTATACGTCGACGTCCCTCCGACGTCATTGGTAGCGAATTCGTCGTCTTCCTTGTCAACGATGAAGTCGACAAAGTAGCGGAATGCGCTCTTCGGATCGAGAACGGCATCGGCTGCCTCTGAGTTTGCCAGAGCGCCGGATGCGTACTTGGTGAGAATCTGTGGCATGGTTGAACTGCCCCTTTCTATTAGGCCGACACGTCAGGCGACGCAGTGGCGAGAACGAAGTTCACGCGACGGTTGACGCACTGGATGTTCATCGTGGTGTCGATGTGGGTGACGAAGACGGTGTGCTGGTTGCTTGCCTTGCTCGGACCTTCCTCGCGCATGTACTCGCCGGAAAGGAAGACAGGGCGGAACGCACCCCAGTTGATGCCGTAGATCGGGTCGCCTGCGCGGCCTTCGAGATGCGGACACCAAGTGACGGGCGTCTGGCGGAACAGCACGCGACCGTCCTTCGATGCAACGTCGTTTCCGAGGTTGTCGTTCTGAGTCTCAAGGATGCGCTCAAGGGAGCCGATCACGTTGTAGTTGGTGTAGAACCCGTACGAGTTGCCGTTCTGGTAGTCGGGCTGCGCGACAGGCGGCTTGAAGTTGGTGAAGGTCGCAGCGCGGCGCCACTTCTGGATGAGGTCATCCTTGGTGACCGCCGCGTACTTGCCGCACCAGTTTCGCCACTGGTTGTAGGTTCCGGAATCGACGTTGGCAGCACCTGATGCAAAGCCGGTCGGATTGCCGCCATCAAAGCCGCCGTTCGGTGCGGTGCCGGCGTTGTCAGTCCAAGTGATCCAGTACGGAACGCCGTAGATCGAGAGGGTGTCGGTCGATCCATTGGGACGACGCCAGAAGCGAGTCTCCATGAAACCAGCCATGTCCACCATCGCGTCGTGACGGCGGATGCGGACAAGGTCAACGATCTGAGCCGGCGAACGGTTGATGGCGATCTCGCGGCGCTCGATGGCGTAGTTCGTCGTGATGTGACGCCACGGGATGTTCGCCGTGATCATCACGTCAGAGACGTTGACGCTATCGGTCGCGTATAGGCCGGTCTCCTTGGTGGCACCGGTCGTTCCGACCATGAGGTTCCACTGGATGCCCGTGCCGCTGTTGAACGACACCTTGTTCTTGTTGAGGAGCTGCGGGAGCGCAATGTGCTCCTGAAGCGTGTAGGACAGGTCGGTCCACTTCATCTCGCCCAGATTGCGCTGGGTCGTCGTGATCAGGTCTGCAATGTCATCTGCCTGAAGAATGGGCATGACTTGCTCGCTTTCTTATTCAAATGCGTCGTTCGACGAGCTGTACGGATCGATGCCGCGCGTCCGGAACCAATCTGCGACTCCTTGGGCTGCCCGCATTCGCGGGTTTGCCGAAGAATTCGTCCGTGTCCCGGGCTTGGAAACGATCTGATTTGCCCGCTTTGCGACTTTGTCTGTGAACTGGTTGCGTGCGATCTCGCCTTGACGGTCGCCAAACGAGGCGTTCAAGGCCATCTTCAAGAGTTCCTGATCCGCAGGAATGCGCTTGTGTCTTGCCGTGTAGCCAGCACGAATGGTCTGCACGGATTCCTCAAGCCTCTTGATTGCCTCTGTGTTGGGCTTGTCATCCGTGCCGAACACGGAGCGCCATTCGGCTCCGAGTCCCTTCACGAATGCGGTCGTCCCTCCCAGAGACTCTGCATCCTTCCGATCGGCGATCCTCGCTTCGAGTTCGCGGATTCGGTTGGAGTAGTATTCGTTCATCTGCTTGATCGCACGCGCGGCGTCTGGATCGAATGCCGTAGCCTCGTCGATGTCGATCGTGAATTCGTCGGCAAGGGTCTTCTTCTTGTAGGAGACCTCTGGATCGGAAGGAGCCATCTCCTTCTGCACGTTGCCTGCGATGATCGAGATGATGTCGCCGATCGCGCCGGCGCTCTCGATCTTCGACACAAGCTCCTCGGAAAGCCCCTTGCTCTTCGCCTGACGGACAAGCTCGGTCTGCCAGTTGGATGCGTCTGGATCGGCGGAAGTCTCCATTGGTTCCGTTGGAACCGCCGAATTCACGGCGTCATCGATCTCCATTGTCTCGTCGCGAATGTCAAACTGGTCGTCTGCGGGGCTGTCCTTGTCGTCGATCATGCTTCAGTCTCCGTAACCTCCGCTGCGATCATACATTCCCTTCGATTTCAGGAAAGCAGAACGATGCGATCTGGAGGTAAATATGGCCTGACCGGTCTCGGGATGGAACTGGGTCGGCACGCCGCGAGAAACGCTGTCCTTGTATGCATCTCCCGCCTGAGAAGGATGGACGCCGGCGGCATCGCTCAACATCGGCCAGTTGCCGGGATTCGATGAAACGCCCTTGTGCTCCGCGATGATGTCCCGGACAAGGACGCGGCCTTCGTGCATGATCGAGCCATCGGTGCGTCGCTTCCGCATCATGTCCGAGATCGACATCATCAGTTCGATCCGCTCGCCGGTCTCGACGTCCTTGTAGATGTAGAACGGCATCACTGTCCTCCTTGGTTCGCCTGCTGCATCATCGTTGCGATTGCCTGATCCTGCTGGGATAGGCTGTCCTGACCCCTGTCAGACCTGACGTAGTTCCTAGTGGTCGTGGCAGGCGAAGCTCCGCCGCCTCCGCCCGGCGCAGGAGGTCCCTGCATCAGTTCCTGCGGCTCGACCTTCGTGACGAGGTCCATGACCTCCGGCGTGCCGCTGAGTTCCGCGGACATCTTCAGGAACGCCTCGATGTTCGGAACAAGGCCGCGCTGCTGGAGCAGGGACGCCATCGGGACGACGTAGGTCTGCATCACCTGCATCGCCGTCTGCAAGCGCTCAGTGGGCGTGCGCGACTGCATCGAGAACGGGACGATCTCGATGGCATAGTCGAAGAACTCGCCATTTCGGCGCTCCGGCTTCATCTCCGAGGTGATCGTCATGTCCGTGTTCGGAATCTTCTTCGGAATCCTGTAGGAACGGACGGGATCGGTCCACATGTAGTAGGCAAGAGCCTTGATGACGTCGGTGGCCGCAGAAGTCGCGCGCTCCTGCATGTCGGCGATGCGCATCGTCGCCTGACTCTTGACAAGTTGCTCCTGAGTCGCGGTGTTCGTCGCGTTGTTCAGGCCGCCAAGGGTCTCAAGGTTGCCGCCGAAGTAGGAGGTGAGCTGGCGCAACTGCTGGAAGAACGCAAGTCCAGCCTGATCGACGCCGCCATACCGAACGTCCTTCGTGGCCTCCGGACGATCGACCGAGATGGCATCGCCATCGTTTGCCGCCGTGATGCGTCGTCCATCGTCCTGATTGCTCGAAGCAACCAAGGTGATTGTCTTCTGGCGATCGGCCTGACGACCGAGCTTGCGGAAGACTCGGTTCCCGAGTTCATGCAGGTCGATCATCAGCGCCGCAGGAGGCAAAGGCATGATCTGGCCGGGAACGTCGCCGAAGGAGAGGATGTGGTACGGTCCGCACTCAGGTCCTTCCCATTCAACGACGCGAAGCGGCTCTCGGTTCTCGATGCCTCCGTTCGGATCGGTCTGGAAGGTCGCGACGATGTTCTCGTACGGGAGCCAGATGTCCCACAGCTCGACGAGGTCCATGTACGACTCCTCGCCGTACGAGCCTCCGTCATCGACCATGTTGGAAATCTTCTCGTCGCCCTGCTCGTTCGTCGTCCTGCGCTCGTACTTGACAACGTCCTTCTTGAACATCTTCAGGTCGCGGACTGCGTCGATCGGGAGCGAATATCGGTTGCCGCAGAACTGGATGCAGTCCCACCTCTTCGCCGTGATGTCGAACACGAAGTCCTCGAAATCGACGACATCGGCAAACGGCTGGCCGGGATCATGGGTGAATCCCATGATTTCCTTCTGGTCGCTCGGCGCAAGGCCGACCTTCATCACGCCCATTCCGAACATCGCCTCAAGAACCCACTTGCGCATCGTGTCGTCGAAGCGCATGTCCTCGATCGCAAGGTTGATGGCGATTTCAAGGTCATCGGCAAAGGAGATATGCTCGCCATCCTTCGACCTGACCATGACGCGAGGAGCGCGTGCCGCAACCTGACGTCGGTAGATGTTCAGAGCCATCTCAAGGAAGTTGACCGGCACTTTGTCAGGCGCACCGCCATCAGACCATGCGCCGCCGACAAACTGGCGGATCATGGCAAGGCGGCGCTCGCGGAAGGTCTGCATCTTCCGGCGAGAATGGTCGAAGGCCGTCACAAGCCTGTCTACTCGCTCAAGTTGCATCACCATGCTTCCAATCTGCGCCTACGGTCATCCGCCATCTGGCGGCGCGCGAGAATGCTTCCTTCCGGAACCTGCTCCTTGCGCTCCTGCGGAACGGGAGTCCTCCGCGCGAGAGCATAGCAGCAGAGGGCGTCTGCGGTAGGTCTGTCGCCGTGATTATCGCGCGCACCGCTTGGATCGACGGTGCGAGTCGCCTTCGAGTGCTCGATGCTTCCGTTCGCCGTGTAGACAATCTCACGAAGCTCATCCATCGCGTCCCTTGACCGATTGATGAACCGTCCATCAAGCAGAGCCCTGCGGTAGTCGCCGAACACGGCTCTCTTGGCATCCTTGACCGGCCACCATCCGGGAATCAGGGTCTGGTTCTTGGATAGGGACTCCTCCCGGGTCCGGTAGTAAACGTTTCTGTATCCAGATTCGATTACGACGTCACCAAAGTTCCTACCGGGGCCCGGAGCCTCCCAAATCATGTACGCGCCGTTGCCCGTATCGTCCCTGAGCCACCTTGCAAGGGCGACCGCATACCGAGCAAGCTCGTCAGGGCGCATGTTGGGGGTAGCCAGTTCGCCGATCTTCTCGCCGGTCTTCCTGTCCGCGATCGAGATGACCGAGTTGCTGCTTCCAGTGCCTGCGGCGATGTCCACGCCCATGACGTAGCCACGGTCGGAGGCGACCTGCCCAGAGGCATCCACGCCGCACCAGAGGCGCAGCAAGCCCTTCGGACGGGCGGTGAAGCACCTCGGCTGCATCGAGTCGGCGTCGAACTCGATGTCGCCCACGAACAGCGGCGGGCGGCAATGCTGGACGACCAGCCTGTTGATCTCCTTTGGATCGAAGAACTGGAAATCCGACCCATGGAAGTCGATGTCGAGTTCCTGAGCGATCTCCTGCGGGTGGATGCACCGCCTGCACTCCTCGTCGTACCAAGGGCTGCGAGCCTTGCCGTTCTCCCCGACGTACAGCCCCAGAGCCTTGACCGGGTGCTTCGTCCAGTGCAGGACGACCTGCTTCACCTGCTCGCTGTGCGAGACGTCGTAGAAGGCGTTTCCGACTCCATCGGGGGTCGAGTTGAAGATGCGGCTGCGCGTGGCATCGCGGGTCGAAGCAAGAGCCTTGTACCCTGCGTCCACGTCGAATGCCGCGAACTCATCGAGCCCGATTGCAGTGCGGCGGTCACCGCGAGCGACGTCGCCAGTAGTGCTCTCGCCATCGATAGCCGAGCCGTTCTCGTCATTGGTGAGGCGAAGATGCGTGCGCGTGTAGCGCGGGAGCAGCCACCCCGGCTGGTTCTTGAGCAGGTAGTCGATCTTCCAGAACAGGCACTTCGAGTTTCCCGGCTTGTCGACGTACTCCTCGTTCCTGCTGACGAGGAGGAACGATTGCCCGTGCCGGAAGTGCCATCTCCACTCGAAGAGCGTGCAGAGCATCCAAGATGCGCCCATGTCACGGCTCTTCTTGATGCAGATGTCCTTCTTTCCGATCGAATCGTCGAGCTCCAGAAAGGTCTCGTCCTGAAACCCGTAGGTGATGAACGGAACCATCGGGCTCTCTAGGCGAGGATCGTACGTCCAGCAGAACGCATTGACGTAGAACAGAAGGTCCTCGGAGCACATCCTGCGCAGCGCGGCGCGGTCATGCTCGGATGTCCTAGCGGCAGCGTAGACCGACTTCCTCCAGCGGAGGTTCTCATCCATCTCCTTCGGGACGAGGTCGATCCACCTTGATCTCACTTTGCCTTCCGCTTCGCGACCGTCGCAGGCAACTTCTTGCCCTTGGGGGTCTCCTTCTCCCACCGCCTTGCCATTTCCGGTTCATTGGCGTACATCCACTTGCGCTGCGCCTTGCTCTTGAACGGCATCAGCCAAGTCTCCGCTTGGGAGTCTCGATGCGGCAAAGAGCGTAGTCGCAATACAGGAGATGGTTCGCTGCGCTGGCATTGTTCCTGAGCTGAACCGTTCCATGCGTGTACGGCTGATCAGTCCAAGCGAGGCCATCTCCCGGCCAAATCATGTCGCTGGATGCAGGCATGGCAAGCCCAAGGTCCTTGCGCAACGCAGTCCGCACCAGAGTGCCGTTCACGAAGAAATCGACCTGATCCGCCGTCGGTGAAATCTCAACGCGCAGCGTATTCCAGTCGCTGAGACTTGCCGTGGTCGCCTGATAACTCGTCCGAATCGTGCTTTGGTGGTTGTTGCAGATCGCGGTGTGCCAGACACCCGGCTGCGCAGGATAATTGCCCGTGCCATTCGAGTCAGTGCGAACAAACCCAATGACATTGTCGAGGTATCCGGGAGCGCCGGGTGCGTGCCATCGCATGAAGCCAACGCCAAACCGCGTGTAGTCTCCACTGCCCTGAGCAAAGAAGTTGCCACTGGCGTCAACTGCCTTCACGCGAGCCTCGAACACCATTGCGCCCTTGCCGAATTGCATCGCTCCAACAGGGGTATTCTGGTTTGTCCCACCGCGAACCGTAATCAAGCTTGCGCGGCAATTCACCACCGTTGCAGCGGTGCCGGTCAGCGACAGGGCTGCAATGCCATAGGCAGGAGGCTTGTTGGGAATCACCTCGGCTTCAATGGTGTTGTATGCAACAGAACCAGAGGAACCTGCCGCAAATGTCCCGAGTTCAGTTCCAAACTGACCGCTGTCAAAGCAGTCGGTGAACCACTCTGCATATTCAGAGCGATCGACAAAGTCCGGAATGAACGAGCTGACCGTGGTAACTGTGCGTGGAACGCGGGACATTTATTGCTCCGATGCTAGTACGAGCGACGCCACGGATGGTCGTCGGCAGGCTTGTTCATCTTCTTCGCGTACTTCTTCGCGGCCTTCTTGCCGGCGGGGGTGTACGGAAACGACTTCTTACCGATCTTCGGCATGGCGATCATTCTCCTTGCTGCCCGCTGCCTCGTCCTTCATCCGAAGAAGCCGATCAACGGTGTCCTCCATCCTGATCCCGTCATCAGAATACCGCTGCTCCGCCTCGATTGCACTACGAGATGGCAGAAGTTTCGCGTAAATCGTCCCCCAGAACTGGCTCTCGTTCACAGGGCTGCGCCGCGCCCACACCAACATCCCCCACGCCTCGCTGCTCGGGGCGTCCGCTGGCGACACATCCGCCACCTGCATGTTGCTCGCGACCCATTCAACCACCTTGACAGTCGCAACCTTCTTCCCCGCGAACACAGCCTTCGTAGCGCCAGACCCAGCAACAACCTTCCCAGCATCCTCCGCACCTCCAACATCTGGAACTTTATCTTCCACCTCCTCCTGATCCGACCTGACATGTGGCAGGTCAGGAACGGGCGAAGCCCGTTCCCCCACATGCCCCCACGTCTCAGGCGACAGCTCGCGCGCAGCCTCCACCCAAGCGTCAGCAGGAGGCATCCCATCCTTCTTCAAACGCTCGCGGATGTCCACGAACTGCTTCCACAGGCCACTCTCCTCTGCCCACTTGCGAATCTGAACCTTCAGTTGAGTTGAACCGCGCATACGGGCAGTTTACCACAAGTCGGAATGGTGTCTCGGGGGGGAGTTAGATCAACGATGTGTTGTGCGCCCGGGTGCGGGAAACGCCCGCGCGCGCGACCGCCGCCACCGCCGTCCGAGAACCGAGCCGCCCCGAGCCCGAGCCGCTGTCCGAACGCCAGCAGCCGCGCCGAGCCGAGCCCGACGCCAGCGCGCCGA